ATGCGGAGGTGCAGGAGCTGGTGGCCAAGACGGATGCGCTTATTCTGGAGATCGCCCGGAAGCGGGCGGTGGGGTAATCAATGGTTCGTGAAACGGGTCTTGATCGCGCATGGCAAAAAAGCGGCCCGGCGGCAACCGGGCCTTGTTCAACGTGACGGAGGAAATTATGACCGAAATAACGGAAAAAGTCGATCCCCTGGAGGCGTTGCGGGGGCTGATCGCGGCAGGCGAGGTGACGCAGGCGCAGGCGGCGCGGGAGATGGGGGTTTCTACAACCACGCTCTCCCAGGTGCTTGCGGGTAAGTATGCAGCAGATCCGGCGCAGGTCGTCGAGAAGGTGGCGGCGTGGCTCTCCGCGCGCGAGGCGCGTCGGCAGGCCGGCTTGCCGGGTATGCCTGCGTTCGTGGAGACGCCGACGGCCAAGCGCGTGCTGGCGGCGCTCTCCTATGCGCAGTTGGCCGCCGATATCGCGGTGATCTACGGCGCGGCGGGGGGGGGCAAGACGATGGCGATCGCGGAATACCAGCGTCGTTCGCCGTCTGTGTGGGTGGCGGTGATGACGCCGGGGCATGCCGGCGTGACGGCGGCGCTCGAGGAGACGGCGCTGGCGGTGGGCCTGCGTGACATCCCGCAATCGCCGGCGCGCATTCACCGCGAGGTGGTGGCGCGGCTCAAGGGCACCGGCGGGCTGGTGGTGGTCGATGAGGCGCAGCACCTGTCGGTGGCGGCGCTCGATGCGCTGCGTTCGATCCACGATGCGGCGGGCGTGGGGCTGGCGCTGGTGGGCAATGACATGGTCTATGGCCGCATGGTGGGCAACCGGGCGGCTTACCTGGATCGGCTCTTTTCCCGCATCGGGAAAAGGGTGCGAATCGCCGGCCCGACGCAGGCCGACATTGAGGCGGTGGCGCGTGCGGCGGGGGGTGGGGGGGGCGGCGAGCCGTGGGCGGTGGTCAAGGAGATCGGGCGGCAGGCGGGCGGCCTGCGCGCTTGTGTGAAGGTGTTGCGGCTCGCGCAGATGATGGCGCAGGCCGAAGGGGCGCAGCTTGCCGAGCGGCATGTGGCGGCGGCGCGGCGCGATTTGGAGGGCGTTTGAGGCCCGTTTTTGAGTCGTTGAAAGGAGATGTGCATGGCACGTAAAGCAGTCAAGAGCGATGGGGTGGCGGCAGCCGAGACGCTGCCCGCCGGGGTGAAGATCGTCGATGGCGAGCAGACGCCGCTCGACGCTTCCTCGATCCATCTGGTGATGAAGGGCTGGGAGGTGAAGAAGCAGCTCGATTCGCTAAAGGAGGCGCTCGATGAGATCAACCAGCAGCTCATCGCGGCGCATGGCGTCGGCTGCGCGCTGGTGGTCACCGGCATTTGCCGGGCGAGCCTGGCCGAGCGCGAGACCGTGAAGATCAATGATGCGGAGCGGCTCAAGGCGGTGCTGGGATTCCGCTTTACCGATCTGGTCAAGACCGAGGTGAGCTACAAGCCCGAGGCGAAGCTGATCGAGATGGCCTGCGATGGCGATGAGCCTTTGCAGCCAGCAATTGGGGCGTGTATTACGATCGGTAAAAGCGAGAGCGTCACCTGGCGCGCCGAGCGGTGATCCAGTCCATGCCCGGCGTGCCGGGCATGAGCGGGCTCATCGACGGGAGATAGGCATGGATTCACTGTTGGCCAGAATAGAACAAGGCACGACCACCGCGCGCGACGCGCGGGTGGTGGCGCGCCTCATCGCGCGGCTAGCGGCCTATGAACGCACCCTGCTGGAAATCGCCCTGAATGGAAGCGGCCATCAGGCCGAGCTGGCCACCAAGACGCTGGTGAAAGACCATGGCGAAGAGATCACCACGAGGCTATGAAGGGGGATGCGCGTGGATCGTAATCGGCTGATTGCGCTGGCGCATCTGGCGGCGAAGCAGGCTGGCGCGGATGATGAGACGCGCCGGGCCGTGCAGCGCAAGGTCACTGGGGTGGAGTCGTGCGCGCAGATGGATGCGGCGGCTTTGCAGGCAGTGATCCGCTACTGGCAGCGGCATGGTGCGAGCGTGCGGCTGCCGGGGCCGCCCGTTAAGGCCGCTAATGAGCGCGCGCCTTTGATCCGTAAGATCGCGGCGCAGTGCCATGCGCAGAATTTGCCGTTTCCGGCGTATCCGCTGGGGATCATCCGGCAGATGCTGGGTCATGCTGTGGATCGGATCGAGTGGACGCCGGCGCCGGTGCTGCGCGATGTGGTGGCGGCGCTGGAGTATCACAGAAGGCGGAAGGATGCACGCGGTTAAGCGGGGGGCGGTATGCGGCTGAGGTGTCCGGTGTGTCACGCGGAAGCGGCGCTGGAGGCGTGGGCAGAGGATGAGGCGGCGCGCGAGCTGATGGGGCTTCTTGCCGGTCTGGATCAAGAAGTTGGGCGGCCATTGGTGCACTACCTGGGGCTGTTTCGCGGAAGAAGTCGCGCGCTTTCTTGGGATCGGGCGCTGCGTCTGGCGCGTGAGGCGCTGGCGGTCCATTCCGATGGCGCGGTGCTGGCGGCAGCGCTCGCCGAGACGGTGGAATCAATGCGGCAAAAGCGCGAGGCTGGAGATGTGCGGCCTCTTGAGAATCACAACTATCTCAAGCGGGTGGTTGAGACGGTGGCCCTGCGCGTGGGCGCGGATGCGTTGATGACCACTGCTCAGGTGGTGCGCGATCGGGCGCGCCACGCCCCGGCCAGGCCGCTGTCAGGGGTGGAAGAGGCGATTTTGGCGATGCGCAGCGTGAGGTTTGACGATGCATGAGATGTATAAGATTTCGCATATGCAGCAGCGGGTGCCCGTCTGGATGGGAGAGATCGTCAAGGCCCGCATGGAGCGGTTGAGGCTGTTGAACCTGGAGGGTCAGCCGCTTGGGCGGTCGATGGGCGAGGTGGTGCGCATATGGGCGCAAATCCTGGCCGCGTATATGCCGATTTCTGACGAGGAGCTGGATGGACCGCGCATCCATGCAGCATTCGATATCCTGGAGCGCACGTGTGATCGCTGGCCGCAGCCGGCGAATCTGCTGGCGGCGCTGCCGGCGCGGCCGGAGCCGCCAAAACTGCCGCCCCCCGATCCGACGCCAGAGCAGCGGGCGCGGGCAAAGGCGATCATTGCCGAGCTGGCCGCCAAGTTCAGGGTGCGTTGATGCGCTGTCCGGCCTGCGGATCGGATGAGATCGGCGTCTATGGCACCGAGGCCATGGTGACGGACGATCTCTTGTCGGTGGGTCTTATCAAGCGCTGGCGGGTGTGTCATGCGTGCGGGGCGCGCTGGCGGACGTTCGAGGAGTGGGACCGGCGCGAGGTGTGGCGGTGCGGCGAGGACGGCAAACGGAAGACCGTCGATGAGACGTGAGGCGGTGATCGAGGCGGTTTTGAAGGACGCGGCGGCCTTCGAGCGGGTGGTCGCGGCCTTGAAAGCGGCTTTCACGCGGGCGTGGTCGCTGGGGCACCAAAGTGCCGTCAAACGGCTGTTGAACGAGGTTGAAGCGATCGGCCCGGAGGCCTTCACCCGCGAGATGGAAGCCAGGGTGCTGGCGGCCTTTGAGCAGGAAGTGGGGCCGGAGATGATGCGGCGCATGGTCGAGGGGCCGGTGGTGAATCTCTCTGAGGCGGCGTGGCTGATCGGCGCAAGCGAGGCGGCGAAGAGCGTTGGCGTCGATTACCGCTTCGGGCTAAAGGATACAGAGGCATTGAAGCTCGCCCAGCGCGGCGATCTCTACTGGGTGGCGCACCACTGGGACGCCTTTACCCGGCAGAAGCTTTCGGATGCGGTGGCGCGCTTCTTTGAGGAGGGCCAGACGTATGAGAAGCTGGCCGAGTGGATGCGCGAGGCGATGGCCGGCGTGCATGAGGCCGGGATGCGCTACTGGGAGCTCGCGGCCGATACGGCGGCGACCAAGACGCGCGAGATGGGGCGCATTGCCGGCTACGAGCAGGCGGGCATCCAGTGGGTGCAGGTGCGCGCCCGGATGGATGAGCGCACCACGCCGTGCTGCCGTTCCCTGCATGGGCGGTTGATACCGCTTAATAAGATCGTGGCGCAGCGGGACAAGTATCTGGCAGCGGCGGGCCGCGGGCATCTGGAGGCGGCGCGCGCAGCCTGGCCGATGTGGGATGCCGGGAATGTTTTCGGCAAGGAGCTACCGGGCAACGTCGGGCTGCCGCCATACCATTTCCGCTGCCGGACGGTGACGGTGGCGTATATGGGGCCGCCGCCGGGAAGTCAGCGGATCGCCTTTGGCGAGCGGATGCCACGGGATGCGCGCGAGATCATCGAGCAGGCCGCGCCGGAAGTGCACGCCGAGCGCATCGCGGCCTTGCGGCAGCTGGCGGCGCGCGAGGCGCTGGCCTGGAGCGAACGGCATTTGCGCGAGGATTTGCGTAAGCGCGTCGATCTGGTGCGCAAACACGCGCAGCGGGATTTTGGTCTGACCGGCGCGGATGAGGAGACGCTGCGCGAGTATCTGCGTCTGGCCAGCCGCACGGTGGAGACGGGCGAGGCGGTGATCCGGCCGCATCGTGGGCGATTGCAATACGTGTTCGGGTCGGCGGCGCTGAAATCGATGGCCGTCGTCGATTGGGAAGAAACCCGGCTGTTCGGGCTGTATGGTCATGCCAGCGAGGCGGCATGGGCGCAAGCCTGGCAGAATGCCTATCTCGCCTTCGGTGCGCGCATCGAGGCGCAAGTGAGGAGATCGTCATGGAAGCGCTGGATCGGGGCCATTGGTATCTAGACGCCACCGAGATGGTGTTGAGTCAGCCCGTCGAGGGCGAAGGGGCGGCGGCGACGGACGCCGAGATCATGCACGCGCTGTTCCGGCTGGATGAGCTGTTCGATGCGGGAATCATCGGGCCGGCGCACTGGCCTCGGCTTTCCGCCATTCTGGCCCAAAGCCCGTGGAAAGACGACGCTGGCATCCTTGCGTTGTGCCGCGAAGTGCGGCGCAAGGAGGGATATGGCCGCGATCGCTTCTGGTGGTGGCCGGAAACGTGGTAGATCACTCCTGATGCGCTTCCCAGTCGTCGCGGCACTCTGGCGAGCACCAGCGGCGGCCATCGGGAAGCGGCTCGCCGCACCAGAGACATGCGCCCGTGGGAGATGGCCCAACGGGCTTTTTTTGTGTCAGCGCTGCGTCGAGCGTATCGCCCGGCCTCACGGCGGGGCGCGGAGTGAAACCATGCCGAAGCCGGTGGTGAGCTGCCCTGCCGCGGCAATCTGCGCAGAGGTGGTGGCCCAGCGTGATGTGGCATCCGACACCCTGCGCAGCGCATCGGCGGTGCGCTGGGCGATCCCTGCATACTTTTGAGCCGATCTTGCAGGCCACCCAAGGCGTTTTGCGCTGCGCGCAAAGGGGTGCTAAACTGATCCTTGAGCGTGAGCAGAGCGGCTATTGTTAAAGTTGCCGACATGATGGAATCCCTGTTGTCCTATATCGACGCGCACACCTGGGCACAATGGGCGTTTGGCTTGCTGCTAGTAGTGCCGCCGGTCTTCATTAGCTGGGCCAACGCCGAGCGCGGACTGGCACCCTTGGGCACTATCCTGGGCTGGTGGGCGCTGCTCATCATCATCGCCATCCTATTGCTCTAGATTGCGCCGCGCGCGCGGAGCATCACCCGGCCTCACGGCCGGGCGCGGATTGAAACGAGACGCGACGGCGCAGGTCTTTGAGCGCTTGGCGCACTTCGCGGTCATCGATTTCGATGGTCATCATGGTCTATAATCATTTTGTGACGGTGAGCCGTAGAAATTCGGAGTCCACGGAAGACGCGCGAAGGCGCGGCTCGATGAGGGGACGTCCGGCCCTCCGCCGTCACCACTCCACCCCGCCCGCAACCACCTCGATCTCGCCGTTGCCGATCCGGTTGCGGATGTCGTCCGGTTCCTCGAGATAGCCAAATACCGCGACAGCCTTCCCCGCGCACGCGGGGATCGACTTGCCCGGCATCGAGGCGAGCAACGCGCGCGTCATCAAAGGCTATGAAGACCTGCGATGAGCAATTGGCCATCTCCTGCGCATGCTGCGAGAAGCCAGCCACCGCCGATGAGGCCGGACGCGCGGCCGTGCAGGCCGCCGCCAGGCTAGTCGAAAGCCGTTCGATCCCGCTCAGGATGCCATTGAGCGGGAGCGTGAGCCGGTCGGTCAGCGAGAGCGTAATGCCGATGATCGTGCCGGTGATTGACATGGGCGCGCTGCCTCGCTATAAAGCAGACATGGTTTTGTTCATCGTCTCTTTGCTCGTGGCGGCCCTGGCCGCGTTGCCGGTATGGGCCATTGCCGACCCTGCCGAAGCGCTGGTGACGATCATCGTACTGACGCTGGCCCTTTGGCCGCCTTTGGCGCTGGCGATGCGCGTCGTCGAGGTCATCATCGCCCTCCTGGGCGATGCCATCACAAACCGCCGCGAGCGCGGATGACTGCCTGCTTTTGGTCTCATCCACCGACGCCCTTGATCTGCTCGTCCGCTACCTCGGCCTTCCCCGCGCACGCGGGGATCGACCTTGCCCGATCACTGAGCTGAGGTCCACCATCCAGTCTTCCCCGCGCACGCGGGGATTGACCACACTCGGCGGCGGGCGGCCGGCTGGTTGCGGCGGTGGATGTTGAGCGTCTGCGGCTGGCCACGCTGCACGTCAAGGCGTCAGGACGGGCGGCTAGCTTGCGCGATGATGCCGCGGTGGAACAGGGCCGCGAGGCGAGAGGAATCCGGCGATGGTTCGATTGAAGATCGATGTACGGCGCCCGCTGGCATACGGGGCGCTGTCCTGTTTTGACGGGATCGTCGATGGCCGCGAGGCCTGGGAGTTCGACATGGACGAAACCCTGGCGCTGCGCTCGATGTTCGAGTTTGCGCGCGAGATGGGCTTGCTCGATGCCGCGGCCATCGGCGAGCTCGACCAGATCGATGCCTTCTGGCGCGCGCACCCGCAAGCCTTCGATGCGGCCTTTGCCCATGAGCACGCGGCGGACAAGGCGCGGGTGCTCATGGGCTTCGTCGAAGACGAGAACGGCGATCCTGTGCCGCCGCCCGCTTCCCACTGGTGGTGGCGGCCATCGGGCCGGTGGTAGATCAGTCCTGATGCGCTTCCCAGTCGTCGCGGCACTCTGGCGAGCACCAGCGGCGGCCATCGGGAAGCGGTTCGCCGCACCAGAGACATGCGCCCGTGGGAGATGGCCCTACGGGTTTTTTCTGAGTAAGTGCTATATCGAGCATCAGTTGCTCCAGATCGTTGGCGCGGTCAATTTCGTCTACCATTGGTTATCTCGTCCCACTGGCGGAGGGCGTCAATACGGGCGCGGCAGGCTTCGTAGAGGCTCGCGGCGTCGAGGATCCATCCGGCGATGTCGGTGTCGGTGCTGTAGCCGGAATCGGCGGCAGCGGCGGCAGGGGCTGCAAGAGCGCTGCCGGTGGTCGAGGGCAGCTTGAGACCGAAAGCGGGGGATTGCTGGAGCAGGCCGCGAGCGTCAGCAGAGAGGCAAGCGCGGCCAGTGGTGGCATTCTCAAGATCATGTCGGAGTCTCCTCGTTGTGGTTTCCAGCGCGGCGATGCGTTTGTCGCGTACCGCAATCGCCTGATCTGCTGCCCGCTGCGCGGCTTCGACTCGCCGGCGCGCTTCCTCGGCGGCTGCGGCTTCGCGGGCTGCAATATCAGCGCGCATCTCTGCGACTTCGGCAAGGCGGGCGCGGTGTTCCCATGCGTATCCGGCGGCAAATCCGGCAAGAAAGCTGGCAGCAGCGATGATGGGCAGCGGGATCATGGCGTCTCTCCCATGCACCGCCGGTATTCTTCTTGGCGGCGGCGCACCAGCCCGGGGAGCTCCCGCCCCCCCGCGCGCGTCCATTTCAGGATTTCACGGCACGCCTCGGCGTAGAGCCGCTCCCTCTCCTCTTGGGAGAGGGTCGGGGTGAGGGTGGCCTTGAGCTTCTTGACGATGGTCGAGCGGCAAAACGCGCGCGCCCCGATGTTGTAGGCGAGGCTCGCATAAGCGTCCGCCTCGTGCTGGGCAAGCGGCACGTCGCCGATGCAGGCGGCCGCCTCGCGCCAGATACGGTCGGCGTCTTTGGCGAGCATCACCACTGCTCTTTCCGGCGTTACGGTATCGCCAGGCTTGACTGGCCTGCCGTCAAGATGGCGCGTGCTGCCAAAACCCAGCGTCTGAACACCGACTCCATCGTCGTAAGCGCGGGACGAATAGCCTTCAAAAGAAGCGATAAGCGCGACAGCAATCGCTGAGGCACCCAGGCCAGTGATGAGGGTGCGTTTCGAAGGGGGTTTGAAGGGCGGTCGCATGGCCTTTCTAGCTCCTTTTGACTTCCAGCCCGGCGGCGCGAAAATGCGCCTCCAGCGCACGCGCGGCCTCTTCGCCTACCATCTGGCGGATGTGATACGGCAGGGGCTCGCGGGTGAAGGTCTCGACCGCGCGGGCGAGGTAGGGGTTGGGTTTGATGGTCACCCGGCGGGTAACAGCCAGGTCGGTGTTTTTGATCTTTCGCCCCCGCCAGCCGGGCGGGGCCTTGAAGACGAGCGCCTTGGCGCGCTTGGGGCGGATGATCGCGCCATCGTGCACGGCGCGGGCGTAGATTTTGTCTGAGCCGACGACCGCTTCGGTGTCGCTGATGATGTAGGGCTTGACCGATCTGTACAGGTTGCCGGTGACCCACGGAATGTTGCCCTGGCGAAGGGCGATTTCTGTCAGATGCTGTGCTAGACTTGCCACCAGCGCGCGGGTGTTAAAGGGCTTGCTCATGAGTCTTCCTTTTGAGCGGTATTCGGATGATTTCTTCCGCTTCATGGAAGGGATGAACGCCGTCAAACGTCTTTTTTCCTGCGGAGAGTTCGACCGTGACCCGATGGCGGCGGAGCGGCTGCTCGATCAAGCCAGGCAGATCGCGCCTGCCCATGTCCAGGCCAAGGCCACTTGGCTGGAAATGCAGGCGCGGGCGCTCATGTGTCTGGGCCGTATGGAGGATGCCGAGCGTCTGGCGCTGGAGGCGGACGCGCTCTATGACTCGATGAGCTTTGCCGAATGCTGGGCGTACCCGTGGCTGACGTTGTTCGAGATCGCGCTGGCACGCGGTGATCTCGATGCCGCCTGGCACTGGATCGCGCGGGGCCGGCAGGTCACATCCCGCCTCCCGGATGTACACGGGCGTGTGCTCCGTGTTCCGCCCATCTTCGACGAGTGCGAACGGCGTATCGCGGATGAGCGGCGGCAGATGGCCGTCGATGCTGCGGTTCTGGCAGATTTGCGACAGCGCGGCGAGCCGGTGATCCAGTCCGCCTACTGCAAAGCGTGCGGCATTGCCGATCGCGATGCCGTCGGATTGGCCCTCTACCGTCTGGCCAAGGCGGGGCGTGTGACACGCGAAAAGCACGGGCGCAGCTACCTGATCCGCGTGGTGGAATACTGATCCCCGCTTCACCACAGCACCACCTCCATGTGTCCCTGCCGGGCGTAGCCTTCCATGCCGTCGATGGCGAGCGCGAGCGCCCAGAAGGCGTCGGCGTGGCCGTTCGTATTGCGCGGGGCGTCGAAGCGAACGCCGGTGGCGGTGGGGATGCGGCGCACAGCGTGCAGTTCGGCCATGAGCGCCGGGTCGCGCGGGATAGAGAGGCGCTTTTGCTCCGCGAGCCGCAGGAGGTCGAGCGCCATGCGCTCTTTGGCCTGGGCGGTGAAGACGCGCCCAGTGACCAGCCCCGGATGGGCGCGGGAAAGTTCTTCAGCCAACTGCATACCGAGCCCGGTGCGGTCGATGGCAACCTGTTCCAACGGGTATTGCCGGATCCAGTCTTCGATCAGCGCCCGTTGGCGGGCGAAGTCGAGCCCTTGCACGGCCTTGTATTGGATCAGACGCAGCCGGCCGGTGGGGGCAAGGGCCACCGGGTCGAGGATTTCGCCAACAAGGCAGAGCACGGTGCGGTCGTGCACGCGCCCCAGATCGATGCCGAGCCTGAGCCGCCCATAGCGCGGGGCGGCGGCCTTTTTGCCCACGGGGGCGAGGTCTTCGGCGATCTCGTCGAGCAGCGACCAGGGCATGAGCGCCCCCTCTTCTTCCGCCCACTGGCACTCGAAGAACATGGCCCAGGAGGCGGCATCGAAATTGAGCCGCAGCTCTTCCAGCCCGCCGGGGATCGGCATGCCCTGCGCGATGGCGTCATGGATGGTGATGGTGTGGCGGCTAAAGTGGCTGTATTTGCCTTGGTGGTTGGTGGCGATCTTCCAGAAGAGGTTGCCGGGCACCCAGGGGGTGGAGCAGACGGTGATGCGCCCGCCCACGCGGGTGATGGCGGGCACGACGGCGTTGAAGAGGGCATCGGGCCGTGGAACCCACGCGAATTCGTCGAACCAGACATCGCCGGTGTAGCCCTGGGCGGTGCGCCAGTTGGTGGAAAGCGCAGTAGCCTTGCAGCCGGCGATGCGGATTTCGCGGTCGGTGTCTTCTTCGATGGGTAGCCCCAGCTTTTCTGCGTGGGCGCGCAGGTGGGCCATGACGAGCCGGGCCTGGTCTTCGGAGGCCGAGACGATGATCTGGTCGCGCCCGGCGGCTAGCCCGAGTACGGCTGAGAGGCCAATCACGTAGGTAAAGCCAATCTGCCTGGCTTTAAGCACGCAGCGGTAGCGCGCGTCATCAAGCAGGAAGGCGCGCTGGTAGGGAAGCAGCCCGTAATCCGGCGCGATGGCCTTTTCCAGCAGCTCGGCAGCGGCGGCCATCTGCACCCTGGGGATGGGCTTGGGCCTAGGCAAGGCGCGCTTGATGCCGTCGTAGGCTTTTTGCAGCATCCGCAGGCGCATCGCGAGCTTGTAGCTCGCTTTGCCGTCGCCGGCCTGACGGATGATGGCCGAGAGCCGCGCGATTTCGGCTTCGAGATGCTCCGGGGTTTGCCGGCGGCGGGCGAGTTCTTCGCGCCAGCCGTAGTCGGCAGCCCAGCGGCGGATGGTCGCCTCGGTGCAGCCGACCGCAAGCGCGATACGCGCCACGGGTTCGCCAGCGAGGTAGAGCTCGCGGGCTTCGCTGCGCTTTTCGGAGTCGAACAGGGGGCGTTTTCCCCGCGGGGCGGGGCCAAAGAGGCGGCGGGCAATACGGCCGACGGTGTCGCGCGCTACGCCATACTTGCGGGCGATCTCCACGCGCGAAAGACCCGCTTTGAGGTCTTTCGCAATGGCTTCGCGCAGGTCGCGGGGTAGGGCCGTGGGCATTTATCCTCCCGGGGCGCGCATGGCGGCGAGCAGGGCGGCAGCGACGTCGGCATCCAGATCGGCGCTCGCGGTTTTGGCAAGCTGGGCGGCGAGCTGCGGCAGGTCGATCCAGGCGCGCGCTTCGTCCGCGGTCATGATGCCGGCCTGCACCAGCGCGGGGATCGCTTGGATGTCGGCCCCCGGCGGGGTGAGATCGGGTGCGGCGAGGTCGATGTCGGTGAGGCCCGCTTCAGCAAGGGCCGGGCGCAGCGCTTCCATGAGCAGCCGCCGGCGCGGAGCAAGCGTGAAGGTCTCGAACATGTGCATCTGCTCGCGCGCTTCACTCAGTCCGCCTAGAGCGCCGGGGGTGGCGATGCCCAGCAGCCTGGGCGGCACGCCGTGGGCGGCGGGCAGCACTTCGCGCGCTACCTTGTAGAGTTCGATGAACCGCCCGTCGTTAGGCTGGGCGACCGGATGGATGTCCAGCGTCTGGCCTTCCGGGAGGCTGACAAAGAGGGTTTTACGGGCGTTCGATAGCCCTTTGAACTCCGATTGAAAGAAGTCCCGGATCGCTTCCTTCTGGGCATCCGACAGCGCCCCGCCGGTGTGCTTGACAACGTGGTCGGGCACGGCGTTGTGGGAGAAGAACCGGGCGTTATAGCGGGTGATGGCATCCAGCAGCTCGATCACGCCGCCGGCGGCGGCCCAGTCGGGCACGCCATACCAGCCCGGCTGCGCGGTGGGCTGGCGGATCCAGAGGATGGCTTCCGGTGCGAAGTCGGTGCGGGTCTCCTGTTGGCCCGTCCAGAGCCTTTGCCGCCAGCCGCCCGACTCCAGCCGAGTCATGCTCCAGGCGGGCAGACGGCGCAGCGCCTGTAGTCGCGCGCGCTTGTCGGTCACCCGCTCAAGGCACGCGTTGCCGTAGGTCTCGAGATCCAGCGCGATTTCGATCAGCGCGGTCTGGCCGCCCAGGAGCTTCATGGCGGCTTCGGCGTCGCGTCCGGAAAAGCCCAATCCCGCCACGCCTTCGGCTTTGATGCGCAGCGCGCGCGCGTGGGTGGCGTCGGCCATCGACCAGGCGGCCAGGCGCGCCGGGGCGATGGGCCAGGGGCGCTCGCCGGGCGCGGTCGAGGCCATCTCCCACAGCTCGGGAGGCAGCGTAGATTTGATCACCCGCACTTCCATGCCGTCATGATGCCAGCGTGCCGCGGCGCAGCGTGCCGCAAGGCTCCAGATATGGAGAGGAAGCACCAGAGGCGCCGCTTTGCTCTGCGATCATTACGGCATGAAGCTCACCGACCTCACCGTGGAGTGGATCAGTCTCGTCAAGCGCCCGGCCAACGGGCGCGGGGTGATCCTGAAGGCCGCCGATTCGCGCGGCAAGCCGTTACGTCTTACCAAGGCCGACGGGCGGCTTCATCGTCTGTATGGCATCGTCTATGCCCCGGACGAGATGGACGCGCATGGCGACTGGGCCGATGCGGAGACGATCCGCAAGGCGGCCGACGATTTTATGCGCAACGGCCGCGCTCAGCAAGTGGATCATGAGCATGACTTTACGCCCGTGCCGGCGTTTGTGGCCGAAAGTTGGCTGATCCGCAAGGGCGATCCGCTTTTCCCGGAGGAGCGCGAGGGGGCCTGGGCGGTGGGCATCCAGGTCGAGGATGCGGCGCTGTGGGCCGCGATCGAGTCTGGCGAGGTGGAAGGGATTTCGCTCGCGGGCACGGCGCGGGTGGGCAAAAGTTTCTGGCAACGGTTCTTGCGGCGAAAGGAGCATGAGATGACCCCCGATGAAGTGCGCGCTTTGGTGCGCGAAGTGATCGATGAGACGGTAAAGGCGGCCGAGGCGGATGCCGAGCGGGAAAAGCTCGTCAAGAGCCTAAATGAAAAGGCCGAGGCGATCGAGGCGCTAAAGAAAGCGCTCGCCGAGAAGGATCATGCGCTGGCGGAGCTTGCTAAGCGCATCGAGGCGCTGGAGAAGGCCGAGCCCAAAGGCAGCGCCGAGGGGGACGCCGGCCGGCCTGTGGAGAGCTTCGTATGAACGATGTCGTATTTCTGCCGCTCAAGCGTACCCCCGCGCGTATCAACGGGCTGCGCGCACTGTATGAGGCGCGCGCCAAGTCCGCCGACGGCGACGGGGGGCTTGCCTGGGTTGACCTCAAGGCTACCGGCATGACCCGCTTCGATCTGGCCCTGCTCGTCGAGGCGGGCTGGATCGAGCCCTGGCCGATCGCACTCTCGGACTGTTACCGCATCAGCGCCCTGGGCGCGGCGTATCTGGAATCCACCGAAGAGGAGAGTGTCCATGCATGACCTGATCAAAATCGCCAAGGGCATCGTGCAGCCCGGCGACCTTAATCCCGGCGGCACGCTGCGCCCGGAGGCCTCCGAGCGCCTGATCTCGCTGGTATTCGCCGATGATTTTCTGACGCGCATCACCACGCGGCGCATGAACAAGCTCTCTGCTGACGTGCAGGTGTGGGGCGTGGAAACCCGCAAACTGGTGCGTGTGCCGGAAGGGCAGATGCCGTCGGCCGCGCAGATCGTGGGCGGCACGCAATACGGCTGCACGCTCACGGCGCTGCCGGTGCAGCTCTTCCCCACTCTGTCGCTCTCGTTTCTGCGCGACAACGCGAACAACCCGCAGCTCGTGGCTGACGTGGAAAAGAGCTTCGCCACCCAGTTCGCCGCTGAGTATCTCGACCTGGGCTTCAACGGCACGGCGGATGACAACTCGCTTGGTTGGGCGACGCTGAACAAGGGGTGGGTGCAGATCGCCTCGGAGTCGGCGGCCTGCCCAAAGGTGAATATCGATCCGACCGGCTTGAACAAGAACTGGCGCACGGAGCTCAAGGCCATGCTCGATCAGCTGCCCGAGCGCTTCCGCCCGCAGGCGGCCTTCATCATGAATACCGGCGATGCCGATGCCTACGCATTTGAACTTGCCGGCTTCGTGACCGGCATGCCGCTGGCGGGCGACAGCCCGTTGCGCCGCTTCCTGGGGATCCCGATTATCACATCGCCCTATATGCCGGCGGGCAAAGTGCTGCTCACGCCGCCGAAGAACCTGGTGTTCGGGCTACACACCGAGGTGGTGGCCACGCGCCGCTTCAACGAGCGGGCGCGGGCGATCGAGTGGACGTTCGATACCGCCTGTGACTACGAGATCGCCGTCAAACAGGCGTGCGTGTATGGCTACTGATGAGCCATGACCCCGGCGCGCGTTCGGGAGCTGATGGGCTGGCCGGCGGATGTGCCCGATGCGCTCTTGGCGGCGCATCTGGACCTGGCAGGCCGCACCCTGGCCTCCCGCGTGCCGGCGGCAGCCCGAAGCGGCCTGGACTGGGGCGATGCGCTGGCCTGGGAAGCAGCGCGCACGGCGCTGCCCGTGCTGCACATCTTCGCGCTCTCGGGCGCGGCCAAGGTGGGCAGGCTGGAGGGGACGGTCGAGTGGCGGTTTCTGACGCCAAGCGAGATCGAGGCGTTGCAAAAGCAGTGCGCGGCCCAGGTGGAGGCCTGCATCGCGCGGATCCTGGGCATGCCTGCCGAAGCTGAAAAAGGCGGCTTCTGGGCGGCGATCTGATGCGGGTGTATACCTGTGTATATCCCGCCTGCCGATCGCCGAATTCAAACGGGTTTTAAACGGGTTTAAACGGGGTTTCTATGGCGACTGAGGATACCCAAGAGCGGCTGGCCAGGATCGAGACGCTGATGAGCGGCATGCAGGCCGAGATGGCGACGATGCGCGACGCGCTCATCCGGCTGGTGCGCATCGAAGAGCAGCACGCCAGCACGCGTGATGAGCTCGCCCGCCAGATGGGCGACATTCGCATGATGCATGAGCGGCTGGATAAATACGACGAGCGGCTGGATGGCCTCGATGAGGCGGTGGCGTCGATCCGCGGACCGCTCCTGTGGCTGGCCGGCATCGCCGCGAGCGTGGTGGCCGGGCTGGTGTCGCTCATCCTCGGGAGGGTGCTATGAGGGCCGCGCTCGAATCGGAAATCCGGGGCCGCGTGCAACAGGCCGCGCCGCAGCTCGTGGGCGACCTGTGGGGGCGGGAGCGGGTGACGCTCATCATCACCAGGCTCGATGTGCCGCTTGCCTCCGGCATCCTCCAGGGCGAGGCGGAGGCCTGGCTCTTTGCCGATACGACGGATGCCTTCGATATCGCGGCCATCGTGCAGGCCTTCGAGCCGCCGATCCAGATCGCACAGACGCCTGGGCAGCTTGGCTGCCGCGCCAGGCTGATCCGGATGGCAGAGCGCATCGAGGAGATGACGGCAAGCTGCCGCCTGACCTTTGCACTGGAGATCATGAAATGATCGTGACCCTCATCAAACCCCACACCGACGCCGGGCAGGACTACGCGCCCGGCAAGACGCTTGTGGAAGACACCGCGCGTTGGATGATCGAGCACGGCGTGGCCAAAGCCGCGCCCGAACCCGAACCCAAGAACCCCATGTAAAGGAGACTGAACATGGCATACTTTTCTGGAC